AAGAGATTGCTCGAGCGTTTAATATTCCGCTTTCTATGATGGGTATTCCTGGAACTCAGAGTTATGCGAGCGTTGAGCAGAACGCTATTCAGTTCGTAACTCACTGCTTGCGCCCATTTATCGAAAAGATTGAGTGGTCTTATTCGAAGCTTCTCGCACCCGGAGAGTTCATTAAGTTCAATGTAGACGGGCTTATGCGTGGCGACTTTAATTCTCGCACAACCGCCTATAACTCTGCGCTTCTAACTGGTTGGCTTTCTGTGGACGACGTTCGACGTTACGAAGATTTGCCACCTGTTAGCGGCGGAAGCGTTTACCGAGTGCCGCTTGCTAACGTCGATCTAGCCGCCGCAGGTCTAGTCGAGCAGACTCAGAAGGTTAGTATGGCTAAGACCCTTACGGACGCGGGCTTCGACCCTGCCGACGTTCTTGCGAAGCTTGGTCTTCCTGCGATTACTCATACAGGGCTACCTTCTACCCAACTTCAGTCAGTCGCTCAAATTAACCCAGAAGATCCCGAAAGCGTTTACTAATGACTTTGCCTATCGAGTCCGGGCGTTTAACTGTAGGAACTAGCCCCGTTCAAGTAGACGGGCTAGGAGTTTCTCCGATTCGCATTTATATTCACAATATGGAATCGACTAAGACCCTTTATGTCGGTAACGGGACAGTAACTACCGCTAACGGCTTCGCAATAGACAAGTCAAGCGTCCAAGACTTCCTTATCTTTCCGGGTCAAAGCCTTTGGCTTGTTTCCGAGTCCGCAGGACACATAATTAGTTATTTAAGGATTCCCGTCTAATGCCTTATTACATTACGGACGAAGCGGCGGACTGCTCAGGCTGGGCAGTTGTAAATGACGTAAGCGACGTTTATGGTTGCCACGAAACTAAAGAATCGGCTATCGACCAAGCGGTCGCTATTAGTCTTTCCGAAGACGAAGAGTTCTTAGGAGAAAGAAGCTCTAATGATTCTACGAATAAGCCTAATAATTCTGATAACCCTAATCTTCGTGCTATAAACCAAGAAGCCCCTGCCTATATGAGAGCGGCGGCAAGACAAGGACTTCGTTACTACGAACAGGGACTCGCTGGCGACGGCGTAGTCGATCGAACTATCAGAGAAGCCCGCCTTATGGCAGACGGACAAGTTTCAGACGACAAGTGGGTTCGTATCGCCGCTTGGATAGCCCGCCACCTAGTAGACCTAGATAGCTCAGACGCAAACCCTAATTCGGACAACTATCCTTCGGCGGGCGTAGTCGCTCACCTTCTCTGGGGTAGTGGACCAAGCAAGACCGCCGCTAACCGGGCAAAGGATTACGCCGACTCGGTGGTTGCTAGAATTAGGGAACAAGAAGAAAGCGAAAGAATGACCGAACAGACCCGCGCTCTCCCAGACGAACTTGTCGTAGGCGACTATGTTGCTTGGCTTATCGGGACTGAAGCCTATGCTGGCGAAGTCCTAGCTCTCGAAGGCGACTCTGCTCAAGTCCTTATCTTCGAAGAAGAAGACAGAACTTGGGAATCGACAGGGCTAACAGTTACTGTCCCTATCGCCGCTCTAAATAAGGTCGAAGCCCTAGTCGAACCCGAAGAACTCCCCAAACTTACCGAGTCTATGATTATTCCTACCCGAACCAAGTGGCTAAACGCCGCTTACGCTATTAAGGCAAAGATCGAAGGCGTATCGGACGAAGGACGCTCTAACCCGGACGCTGAAACTCGCACCGCAGACGTTACTTTCGAGATTCGAGAGAGCGGCGACGGAATGACCTTCGAAGGCTACGCCGCGGTTTTCAACGCCGACTCAAGCCCGCTACCCTTTATCGAACGTATCGCCCCCGGTGCTTTCCGTAAAAGCCTTCAGTCAAGAAACGACATAAAGCTTCTTTGGAATCACGATACGGGAATTGTTCTTGGATCGACTCGCGCAGGGACTTTGCGCCTAGTAGAAGACTCTTTCGGTCTAAAGGCTATCGCTTCGCTACCAGATACACAGGCTGGGCGGGACGCTTCGGTTTTGCTTAAGCGCGGCGACGTTTCGGCTATGAGCTTTGGATTTACAGTTCCGCAGGGCGGCGACTCTTGGGATAAGACTGGTAACGTTCGCACCCTAAACCGAGTTTCTCTTCACGAAGTGAGTTTGGTTGCCTTTCCCGCATATAGTTCGACGACTGGGACAACTTCGGTTCGTTCGCTTGAAGGCGGTATCGACGCAGATACTCTCGCAGACGCTTTGCTAAAACTTGAACTAGGCGAAGAGTTGGAAGCAGACCAAGCAATTCTTGTTACCGAAGTAGTTGGTAAACTAACTAAGACTCCAGAAGTTCAGGAAGTCGAAGGCGACATTTTGGCGCTGAAGAAGAAGAAACTCGATCTACTAATGTTAGGAATCTAATGGCAACGAAAGACGAAATCGAAGTAGCGGTAAAACTTATCAAAGAGATCGCTGGCGACCCTAGCGTTGGCGTGGTCAAGGAACTTATCGACGCTATTCAAAACTCGGCTACCGCAACCAAAGAAGTGCGAGTAAAAGCCGCAGAAGAAACTCGCTAATCGCTCAAGCGAGTTCCCCCGCCAGACTAACCCTTTCGTCTGGCGGGGTTTTCTTTTATCCGCGTTACACGCACCATTTAGAATTGTTTATAGGTTCTGAGTCTGCTCGACCTATTCTGTTCTGAGTCTGCTCGGCAGAAAATCCCTAATCAAACTAACAAAGGAACATTATGTCTGAGTTCATTAAAGCTCAGGCGGACGTTCGCTCGAACCTAGTTTCACAAATGCGAGAAGTTCTTGACCTTGCTGAAACTGAGAAGCGCGGATTGTCTGCCGAAGATCTACAGAAGATTGACCGAATCGAAGCCGATATTGCTTCAGCGGATTCTTCTATCGCTACCGCACAGAAGGTTGCTCAGCGTTCGGCTGAAGCGGCTCAGGCGGCAGCTTCATTTACTCCTACCGCTGAAACTTCAAGCACCGACGCAGACCTTTTGCGTTCGATTGCTCGTGGCGAATCACGCGGAACTGAGTTCGCACGTCGCGCGGCTCTTGTGCCAACCGCGAACACTGTGGGAAGCAGTTTTTATGACCAAGTTTTCCAGATTGCTACCTTGGTTGGTCCAATGCTTCAGACTTCAGAAGTTTTCAACACTACTTCTGGCGAGAACTTGGTTATCCCGACAGCAACCGCTATTACTGGATCGACCGCAACCGCGGCAGGTTCAGCACTTGGCGAGAGCAACCCAACCTTCGCAAGCATTACTCTAGGCGCAACGAAGTTCGGAGCATTGGTTTCAGTAGCTAATGAGCTAGTAGCCGACGCAGGTTTCGACATTTCTGCTTACATTGCTCAGCAGTTGGGAACTTCACTAGGTATCGCTATGAACGCCGAGCTAACTACTGGAACTGCTGGTCTTTCGACTTCTGCTGGTTCAGTTGTAACTGGTGGAACTGGCGTTGGCGGTGCGGCTTCATACGAAAACCTAATTGACTTGGTTTACGGAATTGCCGACGGCGCTCGCGTGTTGCCGGGTCTTGGATTCCAAATGTCTAAGAGTGGTATCGCAGCAGCTCGCAAGCTCAAGGACGGCGCTGGAAACTACATCTGGCTAGACAACGCAGTAAATGGTCAGCCAGCACAGTTGCTTGGTTATCCGGTATATGAAAACCCTGCGGTGGCAACAGTCGCCACAGGCGCAAAGTCAGTCCTATTTGGTCACCTTCCTTCATACAAGGTTCGTGTCGCAGGTGGAATCCAGATTGCGCAGTCGGCTGACTACGCGTTCAACACAGATGTTACGACTTTCCGTGGCACTGTAAGAGTTGGGGGCGGTCTAACTATCCCTAGCCACGTAGGTTTCTTCAAGGGTGGCGCAAGCTAAACCTTAGAACCTAGTTCTAGACTGGTAGACCCCGAAAGTGCGTAGGCTTTCGGGGTTTACCTTTGCGTATCTTTTGTGTTACGCTTCTATAGCGGTTTCCCCCTAGGTGTCGCAAATAGAGAACCCCGCTGACTTAAAATCGGCGGGGTTTTCGCTATGCTAGGGAAATGGCTAAATCTACGCAAAAACTAAAAGGAACTGTAACTCTCTATTCGAACAGTCCGGGGCAACCAACGGGCTACGGGGTTCAGGCTCAGGTTCTTATCGAGCAAATGAAGCGGGCAGGGCTAGACGTAGCCGCTCAGTCTAACTACGGGCTAGAAGGCAACCGATCGACCTATAGAACCGCCTATGGCGAGATTCCGCATTATGCTCGCGGAAACGACCCCTATTCTAACGACGTAGCCCCTATGAACCACGCCCATTGGAAGTCGCTAAACGGCGACCAGCCCGATCTACTTATGGGGCTTTATGACTGCTGGGTCATCAAGGGCAAAGCTTGGGATAAACACCCTGTCGCTTGGTGGGTTCCACTCGATCACGTTACTATGCCGCCAGCGGTAGAAGAGTTCTTACGGAAAGAGAACGTAACCCCTATCGCTATGAGTCCTTTCGGGGTTCGCCAAATGGAGTCTAAAGGGATTGCTTGCGAGTATGTCCCCCACGTTGTCGATACAAAGGTTTTTAAGCCGACGGCGACTATCGCCGGGCAACCGGGCAGAGAGTATCTAGGCGTAAAGGAAGAGTTCGTTATCGGTATGAACGCCGCTAATAAAGCTTCGGGTCTAATCCACCGAAAAGCCTTCAGCGAGAACCTGCTGGCTTTCTCTATCTTTAGACAGTCGCACCCAGACGCGGTTCTTTATCTTCACACAGACCCGCTGGGGACTGCTGGCGGTTGGAATCTGATTACTATGATTCAGGCTTTTGGTATCCCGAAGGAAGCAGTCCTATTCCCGCCTTTTATCGACTACAAATACGGAATCTCTAACAGGGACTTAGCGGGACTTTATTCGGCTATGGACGTATTTCTTGCCCCGTCTTTCGGAGAAGGATTTGGAGTTCCCACGATCGAAGCGCAAGCTTGCGGTGTGCGGACTATCGGCTCTAACTGGGCGGCAACCCCAGACCTTGTTTCAGACGATTCTTGGCTTGTCGAAGGGCAACCTATGTGGGACGCTTCTCAGTCGTCTTTCTGGCAAGTTCCGTTAGTCCCGTCGATCGTCGCGGCTCTCGAAGAAGCCTATAAAGCCGAGCGCGGGGTTTCGAAGAAGTCCGTAGAGTTCGCTCAACAGTTCGATTCGGAAACTGTTTGGCAGAATCATTGGTTGCCGACGCTAACTAAATTGCTGAAACACTAATCAGATAGAATGGGTTTATGGCAATTACTAACGGATACGCAACCCTAGCGGAAGTTAAAGCCGCGCTCAGAATCGGGGATAATCTCGACGATTCTTTGCTAGAAATGGCGATCGAGTCGGCTTCTCGCCTACTAGATTCTTATACTGCCAGAAGCTTCTATAACTCGGGGACTGCGGTTCGATACTTTACCGCCACAAACGATTTTCTGACTAACCTAGACGACGCAATAAGTATTACGCAGGTAGCGACCGATACTTCTGCGGACGGAACTTACGACATTATCTGGCAGTTAGACGACTACCAACTAGAGCCGCTAAATGGGCGCGTAGACGGGCTTGTCGTGCCTTCTAACGCCATTAGAGCAATAGGGGACTATACCTTCCCAATTTGGGGCGAAGAAGCCTTGGTGCGCGTTACAGGCGTTTGGGGCTGGTCTGCCGTCCCTATCGCCATTAAACAGGCAACTATTATTCAGTCGAGCCGAATCTTCAAACGTCTGGACTCGCCACTTGGTGTTTTAAGTTCGCCAGATCTCGGCTTCATTCGTGTCGGCGCAAGAATCGACCCGGACGTTGCCCAACTAGTAGACCCTTATAGGATCGTGAAGTTCGCCTAATGGCTTCTATTTCTGCTATTCGCTCCGGGCTTGCCACTAATTTACTTACCGCTAACGTTCGAAGCTCGGCTAATCTCCCAGAGTTAGTAAACCCGCCTTTCGCGCTTATCGTCCCGGCGGGCGTTAGCTATCACAAAGCTTTCAACGACGCACTAAGCGAATACAGTTTCACAGTTACCTTAGTTGTTGGTCGAGCCGACGCAAGAACCGCGCAGACCGCTCTCGACGCTTTCTGCTCGGCTACAGGGACTTCATCTATCAGACGTGCGATAGAATCAGACAAGACTCTCGGCGGCGTGGCTTATGCCGTCGTGGTTACCGATATGCGAAACTACGGCGCAACAACTATCGGTGAAACAACATACCTAGCGGCAGAATTCAACGTTGTCGTTCAGGCTGACTAAACAAAGGAAATAAAAAAATGGCAAAAGTAGTAATTACATCTCGCTACGTCAGTCTAAACGGATCTGACATCTCTTCAAGCTTGGCTGGCGCTTCGCTTGAGATTACTGTAGAAGAGATCGACAAGACTTCGCTTGGTTCTCAGGGCTGGCGCGAAGTTGCCGCAGGTCTAAAGAGTGGTTCGATTACTTTGAACTACCAGCAGGACTTTGGGGCT